CGGGCTTGGCGGTGCAGCGGGCACGAGCGGTGCATCGCCTACGGCAGGCGCAAACGGCATTGGCACTACCGGCATCGTAGGCGGCACAGGCGGAGGTGGTGGCGGAACGACTGTCACGGCATCTACTGCGGGCGCAAACGGCGGCAACGGGGGCAAAGGTGGCGGCGGCGGAGGCGGCGGCGGGTGCGGCATGAACCCCGGCGTCGGTGGCCGGGGTGGCAACGGAGGCGACGGTTACGGGATCATAATATCATGGTGACACGTTGGGCGTTACTGACAGCATCAGGTCAAGTCTTTAACGTGTGTGTTTGGGATGGTGTCGAGGCTTGGACTGCGCCGGTCGATTTAACTGTTATTGAGTGTCCCGATTACGCTGGCCCTGGTTGGCAATACGTCGATTCGGAGTGGTCTCTGATTCCTCCTCCTGTTGAAGAAGGTGGGGGCGACTAAAATGGCGCGGATCGGTGCATTCGATCGACATCTAGAACCGTTAGCATGGTGGGAAGCAGAACTGATTCCTGCGGGCTGGTACGTCGATGAATTGCTCGTCGAGCCAGCTTCAGGTGTAACAGGTACGCTGACCGCGACGCTTGGTAGTGCAACGCTGTCGGCTACAGGCACCGGACCTGCAACCTCATCCGCAATTCTTATCCCGAGCTCGAACAATCCGAGCTACAAAGCAGGATTCTACTCGCCAAGACGTGGTGGCACACCGAAGTATGCTAGTCTGTGGGATGGTTGCGTAGGTGCTTGGGCACCTAGTCTTGGTCAGACTGGTTTGACTTCTTTTGTCGATCAGTCGCTCTACCAAAATAACGGTGCTGCGAGCCGTGCCGCAAGCTACTGGGTGGTGAGCAGTGGTAAAACTGCATTGTTGTATAACCTCCCAGCAGCAAAGACGACTATAGATAACGCACTGGTGCCAATTTCAGGTAGCCTAACTCTTTCGTTTTGGTTTTTTAATACTAACAACTTTACGGGTTACTCAACACCTTTCGATACTGGTGTATCAACCTCAACTCGTGCCTGTTCTGTGTTTTTTGGTCCCAACAACGATTCAGTTTACTGTGCTTTTGGAGAGCCTGCTGGTGGTGGTGGTAACGTGGGCAGTGGTATGAATTTGCAGTTAAGCACATGGACGCATCTAGCAGTGACAGTAAGCGGAACGACTGCGACTATTTACAAAAACGGCGTATCGTTTGGTTCAACTAGCTCGGGTGTGGTCGGTTCAACATGGACAAACAATCGAAGAATAACGCTCGGTGAGAATCCGTCTGGGGGTCAATTATTTGCGGGCTACGGTGACGATTACAGGTTGTACAACCGTGCACTAACCCCCTACGAAATCAAACTCCTCGCACTACGTCGCGGTATCGCGTACGAACGTGCAAGTAGAAAGTTGCCTGTCTCTTCTGCGGCTGCTCCTACTGGTAGCGTATCGAGCACGTTAGCCAACGCCACCCTTTCGTCGTCGGGCACGTTAGCAAGTGGGTTGTCTGGTTCGCTGTCGGCAGTGCTAGCCGATGCAACGCTGTCGGCAACTGGCACGTTGACCAACGCTGCCACAGGTAGCTTATCAAGTACGTTAGCCGATGCTAGTTTATCATCAAGTGGTACTGTCGCTGCCGGTGCATCAGGGACTCTGACACGCACGTTGGATGCAGCAACATTAGCTTCTAGCGGCACTGTCGGAAGTGGAGTAACGGCAACAGTATCGGTTACGCTAGCAGCGGCAACGCTGTCGGCTTCTGGTACGCTTGCGGCTGGCTTGAGCGGAACTGTAACTAGAACACTCGATAATGCTTCCCTGTCGGCTTCTGGTACGCTTGCGGCTGGGCTAACTGGTAGCACGAATAGCACACTCGCAAATGCAACGCTATCGTCGACGGGCACTGTCGCTGCCGGTGCAAGTGGTACGGTAACGAGTACACTCGACAATGCAACGCTATCAGCAACAGGCGGTGCGGCTGGTTCCGTAACTGGTTCAGTATCGTCAACACTAGCGGCTGTTACGTGCTCTTCGTCTGCAACGCTTGCGGCTGGGCTAAGTGGTACGGTTACAAGGACACTGGCTGACGTTGTTTCGTCGGCAACGGGCACTGTCGCTGCCGGTGCATCAGGTAGCGTCACACGCACACTCGCAGACTCTACGCTAGTATCCACTGGTTCTTTCAGTGCTGGGCTAACAGCGTCAGTCAACAGAGCACTTGATTCGTGCGTTGTATCGTCGTCTGCTACAGTTGCAAACGGTGCTACTGGTTCGTTATCGGTTCAACTTGCTTCGGCAACTTTGGTCAGTGGCAATGTGGCTCTGGGTGGCTTCAGGCTGAAGGTTGCTGGTGAGTGGAAGGACGCAATGGCTTTTGTAAAAGTAACAGGCACTTGGAAGAGTGCAACACCGTTCGTTAAGGTTGGAGGTGTTTGGGAATGAGCAGAAAAATAAGTCAGGTAAAACCATGCCAGTAAAAGATACAATCCAATCACGACGAGGTAGCTCTGCACAATGGAGTGCGGCTAATCCGATACTTGCGGACGGTGAGATCGGCTACGACAGTACGACGAAGCAGATGAAAGTCGGGGATGGGGTCACGGCTTGGAATGCGTTGGTTTCATTCTCACGAACTTACGTATCGACCGCACCTGGTGTTGTCGGGTCTTATGCGTTCGGGGCAGGTTTACGAAGTTTGTCTTTTGTCAGCGGTGAAGACGGATGGGACAATATTGCTATTGGTGAAAACGCAGGGCTAACTCTTACAACTGGAAGAGCGAATACGCTGATTGGAAGAGACTGCGGTCGATATATGACGAGCAGTAGCCTCGGAAACAGCTACGATGGTGGTGGATTAGGCAATACAGGAAACACATTTGTAGGACGGAGCGCGGGAGGTGCTGCTGGAGGTACGGTCGATGGTGGAGCATTAGATAACACTTGCATCGGTATAAATTGCGGTCAGAACCTTACGTCAGCTATGGACAACGCGGCAATTGGAGCTAACGCACTTCGATCTATTGCGGGAGGTTCTGAAAATGTGTCCATAGGGCATGGTACTTTGCAACACGTCGTCGGAAGCGGCAATTTCGCTTCTGGTACAGGTCACCGCATTACCGCAGTGGGCGACATCGCCGCTAGGTTCTTGAACGATTCCAACGAAAAAACCGGAGGGAAGTCTAGCGTTTATATAGGTGCTAGGACTAAAAGTGCATCGAATACCGCTATAAATGAAAATGTTTTCGGCTACGAAGCGGAGGGTGCAGGAAGCAACACGGTATCAATTGGAAACTCGTTGATCGAACGAACAATTCTTAGAGGAACGGTAGAGATCGGCGGCAATGCAACCACGCGACTATTGAGTGCTAGCGGTAATCTTTTTATCGAGTCTGATTCGCAAATACAAATGCGAGACACATCGTCAGCGGCTACTCTGTGGCTACTCACAAACGATGGGAGGACATTTCTGCAAAACGGCGTCAATCATGCGGACCTTGAAGGTACACCAAGAATGCTGTTCGAGGCAACTGCTGGGCCTACAACCTTGTACGGCAGAGTGAACACTACAGGCCCAATTCATCAAGTTGTCAGCGGTTCATCTGTTTCATTAACAACCAATCGCGAGTTGGCTATTGAGATGACTAGCAACACTGCTGGAAACATTGTCTACCGTGGAGCAGACGGAACAACAAGACGATTTGCATTCACTGTTTCTTAGGAGTAAAAATGCTTACAAACGAAGAGAAGCAACTTACATACAAAGCGTTCAATGCTGCTGTGAAAGCAAGTGAGGACTCAATCGCCGCAGCGCGATTATTGATACCAGTTCTGGAGAAGATTTTTTCCGAGCAACCTGTTAATCAAGTGGACGGATCAACATAACATCCCCCCCATGCCAAAAGGTACTTCCATGCATCAATCAATACCAATCGCGACCGAAGGCCTTGAAAACTAAACAGACAGTCCATCGACTAACCAAAAAAACACGGGGGTTTGGGGGCAAATTTTGCAAATCAAAAAAATATCGATAGAAAAACTAAGCAACGATCCAGCGAACGCACGCAAGCACGATGATCGAAACATCGAAGCTATCGTTGGCAGTCTTCGTAGGTTCGGCCAGCAGAAGCCAATTGTAGTTGACGTAAGCGGAGTCGTTAGAGCTGGCAACGGAACACTCGAAGCAGCGCGAAGACTAGGATGGAAAGATATCGATTGCGTTGAAACTCAACTCAAAGGTTCGGACGCAATTGCTTATGCAATCGCAGACAATCGAACCGCAGAACTTGCGGATTGGGACGATGACGTTTTAGCTGCGCAGCTTAATGGGTTGCTAGCCGACGATCCTGATTTGCTGAACGCAGCAGGATTCAGCGAGGAAGAGTTAATGAAAATGCTAGATCAATTCAACGCTGAAGAAATTAACCCGCCTGGCCTTGCTGAAGGAGATAGAGAACCTTTTAGGCAAATGACTTTCACAGTTCACGACTCTCAGTTTGAAGTCATTGACTCTGCATTAAAGTCGGCAAAAGCGAAAGGTGGCGGAGAGTCAGCCGTCAACGAAAACAGCAACGGCAATGCATTGACGTCTATTTGCGAAACCTACACCTCAAAGGGCGATAAATCGTGACGACCGGTTTCACTGACAATACTTACACGATAACGTCCTGGCTTGCGAGCGGATTCGATGGCCTCGGCTTGGGACGGAAACGCTTTTTTACCGTCCTTCCATGTCATCGAAATCGGGCAAAAGGTAGCGAGTTTGCAGTATCCGGCTTTGGATCGACTGGCGATGGTCGTGGGTTGCATTTCTTAGCTCCATTTGGATTGCTTAAAGAAAAGACAGGTTTAATGCTTGACCGCTGGACTTGCAAGAGGATCGGCGAAAATGGGTGATGCAAAGCGACTAATCATCAAACCAATATCGGCAAAGGACGCAAACAAGATTGTGCAATCGCTGCACTACAGCGGAAAGACCGTTCAAAACTCGCAGTTGCATCTAGGCGTTTTCCTGGATGGCAAATGCGGTGGAGCCATGCAATTTGGGCCGTCTACAGACAAACGAAGAATGTTGAATGTAGTCAAAGATACGCTATGGAACGAGATGATTAAGTTAAACCGCATGGCGTTTGCTGACTGGCTACCACGCAATGGAGAATCTAGAGCTATTGGCTACGCTTTTCGGTGGATGAAAAAACAGTACCCGCAAATCAAATGGTGCATATCTTTTGCTGACGGCACGCAATGCGGAGACGGGACAATTTACAGGGCAAGCGGTTTTGATTTAATTGGGATAAAAGAAAACGTTTCACTGCTAAAAATGCCAGACGGAAGTATTGTAAGCGACAAAACTCTTAACAATGCAAACTACAAAGTTAAAGGGCAGTCGGCAGGGTATTGGAAAAAACTAGGGGCATCAGCGTTGATTGGGTTCCAACTAAAGTACATCTACTTTTTAGACCCAACGGCACGCAAACGGCTAACCGTTCCAATTCTCCCATTCAGCGAAATCGACCGGCGAGGTGCCGGAATGTACAAGGGTAAAACTCGCGTCCGAAGTGTAGATAGCGACACGTCCACCGTCCAGGTGGAAGAGAGCGGTGCAAATCCGACTCGGACGCTTTAATGAAATGCCAATCCGCGACACCCGCATGATGGCGAGAGCCTTAACGCAACGCTGGCCGATTAAGCCAGAGATTCGAGAGGCTATCGTAAGAAGACTACTGCGAGTTATTGCAGACCCGCAGTCATCTCCTCGCGAGGTGACTGCGGCGGCTCGTGCTCTGATGAGTGCCGAAGCGCAAAACCAATCCGACGAACATAAGGTCTTAGATGTCGAGCATGCTACAGCCAGGGACACTCAACTATCTGCAATCGCTGCCGATCTCGGAATTGACCCGCGTCTTATCGTCGATGCCTCAAACGAGACAGATCGAGGCATTGAAGGGGTTAAGGAATCTACCGTCGAAAGACGTAGCTAGCCGAGACATCGAACGCAAGCGCGAAGCACGCAGAGAGTCTGCACGCGTAATCATTCCAGAGATTGCGGACATCGTTCGTCGTGAAAAGTGCTTAGCCGATCCAGAGCGGTTCCTGCGAACTTACTTCAGTTCAATCTTTTACAATCCGTTTGCGACGCATCACCTTGCGATGATCGACGCGATTTACGAACGATGTTTTAGCGGTGGAGATAAAGCAGTTGCAGCTCCGAGAGGAGACGGTAAGAGCCAAGTAACGATCGGAATGGTAGCCTATGCGCTTGTTGCAACTCCGATTCGATTTCCTGTCTTTATTGCACAGACGACCAAGAAAGCGTCGAAGCTATTTAAGCAATGTAAAACTAAATTCTCCAATGAACGCAAGTTCCCAGAGTTTTTCGCTGACTTTCCTGAGATAACAGCTTGCGTTAAAGCTTTGGACGGTGCACCACAGCGAGCAGCAAAGCAGCACGTAGACGGCCACAAGACAGATATCATTTGGAGTCAAGAAAAGATCAGACTGCCCTTTGTGCCTGGCTCGCCTTTCGGTGGCAAGCTGTGCGTATACTTCGGACTGGATGCAGCAATCCGAGGTGAAGGAGACGACGAGGACAGACCAGACTTGGCAATCATCGATGATCCAGAAACAAGAGACGTTGCGTTCTCCCCGACAAATCGACACGAAGATATTGAGGACATGATCGACAGCGACGTTGCGGGCTTAGCAGGTCCAAACAAACGAATCAGCCGAGTCGTCCTAACTACTATTCAGAACCGCAAATGCTATTCGTATCGAGTGACATCCAGACAGCACAAGCCAACTTTTGCAGGTGATCGCTATGGCATCCTGTCAAGCTGGCCTGAACGTGAAGACTTGTGGGACGAATACATTGCACTTCGCAAAAAAGCACAATCCGAAGGTGACAAAGACGGCAAACTGGCCACGCAGTTCTACCGAGACAACTATGAATATATGAACACAGGTGCTGTCGTCACGAATCCGCATAGGTTTGTTTCTGACCTAGATGAAAACGGAAATCAGTTAGAGCTCGACGCACTGCAAGCGTTTTACAACAGAGTATCAGACTGGGGATTAGATCGTGTCTTGGCAGAGCTTCAAAACGAACCAGCGGAAGAGGAAGAACCGGAAGGACTCGGCCTACTACCTGGAACAGTCGCTTCTCGCATGAGCGGTTTAGCACATGCCGAAGTTCCAGCAGGCTCGCGAGTGTTCTTTGGTTGCGACGTTGGTAAATACAAACTCGACTGGGTGAAGATCGCTTTCCACGGAAACTGCGTTGGTCACGTAATCGACTACGGAGAATGGAGCGTCATAGGCACCGACACACGTAGCAGCGACGAAGCGACCGAGATAGCGATCCTACGAGCACTCCACGAGCTCAGACGGTACGCACTAGCACAGAACCGACCAGAGTTCGGCTTTGTAGACTCAGGAGATTTTACGAACGCAGTCTACGAGTTCGTCCGTCAAACAGGTGCACCATTCGTAGCTTCGAAAGGCCACGACGATGGCCGCATGAACTACACCGGGGAAAGTTCCGAGAAGCGGCGATTCTTCGACGAGTGCAGAGCGGATTTTCAACTAGAGCAGCGTCTGTGGTTGTACCACGTAAACGCACATAAATGGAAGTCGGAAGTTCAGCAACGCTTCGCAACGAACACATTCGACGAAACCCACACATTCAACGACGGGAGTTTATCGGTATGGAGTACGAAAGATCCGAAAGAGCACTTGCAGTACGCTCAGCAGATTTGCGCGGAGGAACGGCAGGAGGTATTTATCGAAGGGAAAGGATTGCAGAAAAAATGGGTCGTGAAAAGTCGAAACAATCACAAGCTAGACGCGACAGCTTTAGCGATTTGCGCGGCAGCTTGCATGGGAATAAAGGTGATACCGAGGCAGCAACCGATCCGACAGCATCAGGAATCGAAACCACGAACACCGCCACCAGCGAACCGATTCCGACAGAGGCCAGGTGGATGGGTTCCGCGAAGGTAGTGGACGACCGCATAACATCTGCCATGCCAGTTCCTAGAGTCAGTTCCTTTGTAGCTCAACCATGCTCATGCTGCACCGCGTTGCGTCCTGCCGATACGAACTACAGTCGAGTTGTTTCCACGCAGGGCAGGATACGATACTGCAAATGCACCTTTTGCGGTAACACCTGGAAAGAACAAGGCTAGTTTACAGGCCGTATAAACTGTGAGTTCCTTCAACGTTCTGTCCGTGCGATTCTTAATGCATGGACGCGGCCAATCTTCTTACGCAAATCGAAGCAGCGATCGAGGCACTCTTAACGGGTGGTGCTCAGTCGTATTCTATTGGAACTCGAAGCGTCACCAAGCTTGATCTGAAGTCGTTGTTTGAAGAACGTCGGATGCTTCAAACAGAAGTGCAGCGTTCTTCCGGTGGTTCAGGTGCGTTCACCCTCGCAAAGATGGGGCGTCGTCGATGAACTTACTAGACAAGATCGTAGGCTACTTTTCTCCACATGCAGGTTTGCAACGTGCACAGGCACGCAAAGTACTGAGATCCTATCAAGGTGCGGAAGCCAATCGGCTAACAAACCACAAAAAGCCACGCAACCAATCAGCCGATCAAGAAATGATGGGTCCGTATGGTGCGGATGCGTTACGTGCTTGGGCTCGTGCTTTGGTTCGTGACAACGCATACGCGTGGAACGTCGTCGATACCATCGTGTCAAACGTAGTAGGCGATGGAATCACGGCACAATCGACTTACGAAACGCCGGAAGGTGAAGACGTTGAAGATGTCAACGACATCCGTGACAAAACGTTTGCGGAATGGTGCGAAGTTGCGGATATCAACGGCGAGCTCACTTTTGCTGAGATCCAGATACTTGCACAGCGTGAAATGGTTGAAGCTGGCGAGGTCTTAATTCGCAAGATTTCCACACCGAACAAGACCTACAAAGGAATCACGCGACCAGTTCCGTTTGCGTTAGAGCTAATTGAAGCCGACCGCATCTCGATGGAGCGAGACACATTCGCAACTCGAATCAATAAAGAGAATGGCAATCGAGTTATTCGCGGTGTCGAGCTCGACGATAAAGGCAAGCCGGTTGCTTACTGGATCTATACAGAACATCCAAACAGCCCTTACACGGTTCAGAACCAAGTACCTGAACGCATCAACGCTTCGGAAATCATCCACCTGTATCGCAAGGATCGAGTTGGACAGACTCGCGGCGTTACTTGGTTCGCACCAGTCATGTCTTGGATGCGTGATCTTGGCGTCTACGTGGACAACGAAATCCAAGCTTCTGCCGTTGCATCTTGCTTTGGCGTTGCGATTAAATCCGACATGCCTATCGGTAGCCTTATGCCACCGAACGGCGAAGACACGACAGACACCAGCGGCAACAGCCTAGAGTATCTCGAACCAGCGATGGTCGTGCGATTGCGTCCAGGTGAGTCAGTCGAATCTATCAATCCAGGCCGTCCAAACTCAGCAAGCGAACCCTGGATCAATCTGATGTTGCGTGGTATCTGTGCCGGAACAGGAACGAACTACGAAGCAATCGCCAAAGACTTTTCTAAGACTTCCTATAGTTCGTCGCGTTCGTCGAAGCTAGAAGATCGACCACGATACAAACGCGGTCAGAACTACATGGTCCACCACTGTTGTTTGCCGGTCTGGGATGAGTTCTGCAATGCAGCCGCACGGGCTGGCCTCGATAGCTTTCCAACGTCAACCGAACTTCTAGAAGATCGCCGCAAGGTAGCACCAGTCGAATGGCAGCTACCAGAGCAAGAGTGGGTCGATCCCATGAGTGAACAGCAAGCAGCAGAGTTGTCGCTGAAATCGTTTACCGATACCGCACAAAACGTGCTTGGTGCTCGTGGATTGTCTTACCGTGCCGTTTACTACCAGGCAGCAAAAGAACGCAAGCTACGTTTGAAGCTCGGCCTGTTGACTCCTGAAGAACAGACAACACAGATGATGGCCGCACAAACTGGTGCAGCCGGTCCAGCAGACGAAGCCGCAGATATTGCGATCGAGGCAGAAGGTGGAACTGGCGAATGGATGGGGCTCAGTCGGTTGCAATGGAACCGCAACCGAAAAGCCTTGATGGACGTTCTCAACGGACTAGCAGACGGTTCGATGAGTAGGCCACTTGCTGAAGCTCAATTAGCAATGATCGGACTCGCACAAAAGAACATTGATGCAATTATTGCAGACGCATCCGATGGCGTCGTTGATAATCCGATTCCAGCCGAAGAGGAGGAGGTGGCCAATGTCTAAGAAAGGCAAGCTACCACCAGTCAAGTCAAACGCACTCGCAATGCGTTCCGTTGCTGTTCAATCCGCAACCGCAGACGCAACCAAGCGATCTGTTCGCGTTGTTACAGCAACCGAGAATCCAATCGATCGATGGGACGACTCGCGGCAAATGGTCGTCGCTGAAGTCCTAGAAATGGACGGAATGACATTGCGTCCCGGTGCGACTCAGATACCTATCGTCGATAGTCACGACACGACAACCGTTCGCAACGTACTGGGTAGCCTTCGCAATCTAACGATCAGTGGTGATGAGTTCGGTGGTACAGCTTACTTCGCCAGCGACGACGACAGCCAGACCGCATACGGAAAGCTACTCGAAGGTCACATCACAGACTTTTCGATCACTGCACAACCTGACGAGGTTCTAGAGCTTCGTTCTGGGCAATCTTACACGACATCGCGAGGGACTGAGGTTATCGGGCCTGCGAACGTCATAACGAAATGGACTGCACTCGATGCAAGCCTAGTGGCCACTGGGGCCGATTCACGATCGACAGTGCGTCGGTCTTACACCGATTTAGAGAAAAGGAAACGAACGATGGACCCAGCGTTATTGGAGCAACTGAAAGCAATGGGACTTCCTGAAGGTATGGAAGATCCAAACCAAGTCCTAGCGTGGGTTGTTGGCAAGCTTGGTAAGCCAGCAGAAGAAATTGAATCGATGGTTGAAGAAAAGCCAGCCGAACCAGCCGAGCCAGTCGTTGAACAAATGGAAGGCGAGCCAAAAGAAGAGGCGAAGCCAGTCATCGAACAGATGAACGAAGAAGAAAAGAAACCGATGGAGGCATCTGCTCGATCGGTTGTCGAGGGACAAATCAAACGAGCTTTGGCAGACGACCAAAAGCGACGAAGTGAAATTCAAGCAACGTGCAAACTTGCGAAAGTAGAACGCGCTTTCGCTGATGAATTGTGTGACGCAGGCGTTAGCGTCGAGGAAGCCAAACAAAGGATCATCCGAAAAATGGCAACAGAACCGCTAGGACGTTCGGCAGAGGGTGATTCGGTTCGAGTCACACGTTCCTCCGACGACAAGTACTTTGACGCAGCACGCGACGGATTGCTGATGCGTGCACAAACAGCTTCGCGAGTCAAGCGAACGCTACACGCTGGCAAAGCTGCAGACGGTGCGGAAGACTTCAGCCGCATGAGCTTGCTACGTATGGCAGAAAACTTTATGCGTCGAGCCGGTGTCAACACCGATCGCGTTAGCTCTCCAGAAATCGCACGAGCGGCTATTGGAGATCCAAAGGCACTCGCACGAATGAACATTCAGCGAAGCGATCCTGCGTACCACACAACTGGAACGTTTGCAAACTTGATGCTCGACGCAGCGAACAAGACGCTGTTGGCAGGCTACGAAGAGGCTCCATACACATGGAATCTCTGGGCTCGTCAAGCGGGTTCAGTTGACGACTTCAAGGCAATCAACCGCATTCGATTCAGCGAGTCGCCAGACCTCGAACACGTTCCAGAAAACAGTGCATACCCCGAAGGTGTGATGACTGATTCTCGCGAGTCGTACAAGGTCGAAAAGTTCGGTAAGACTTTCTCCGTGACATGGGAAACTGTTGTCAACGACGACTTGGACGCAATCAGCCGAATCCCTGCAATGCATGGCAACGCAGCTCGTCGCATTCAAAACAAGAAGGTCTACGAAGTCTTGACCAGCAACCCAACTATGGGTGACGGTTTCGGATTGTTCTCGGCTTCTCACGTTTCAGGTGACAACACTCAGGGTGCAGGTGCTCCAGCCGTAGGTACTCTGAACACTGCTTTCGTCAAAATGATGTTGCAGAAGGGGCTCAACAGCCAAACGGTTTTGAGTGTCGTTCCACGATACTTAATCGTTCCTGTTGCACTGTCTGCAACCGCTTTGGAACTGTTTAGCTCTTTGAGCTACAACGCAGCCAACAACAACGAAGGTGTTCGAAACATCTACGGACCTGGTGGCGAACGTTCTTTGACTCCAATTATCGAACCAGTACTTGACGGTTCTAGTTCCGCAGCTTGGTACTTGGCCGCAGATCCAGGACAGATCGACACGGTTGAATTGTCTTTCTTGTCCGGTGAAGAGTCTCCAGTTCTTGAGAACGAATGGGACTTTGACAAGGACTGCTACAAGTACAAGATCCGTCAAACGTTCGGCGTCAAAGCCATCGATTGGCGTGGTCTGTTGCGAGCTGGTGTCTAGTCGCTGACTTGATCCAAAACAGTTTGCCGGTTCTGTCAAAACCGGCTTTTTGCAGTACGCAACGTAGCGGAATGCGACGACCGTTGTTTCAAAATGAAAGATAAATCAAATGGCTGGTATTCAAGATTTTCAAGCATACGAAGACGACTTCCACGGCACTTCAGCGACGTTTCCATCGTCCGCAGATCCCGCAACTCCTTGGTTGATTGTTGATACCTCTGCTTCTGGTACACCGACCTACACACGCGGAACCAATGTTGCAACTTTGACGCTTGCGGCAACGAGCGAAATTGAAAACGTTTGCTTGGCACACGGTGACGCTCTGGCGTTCGACATCGACGACCTGCTCAATATCGAAATGCGAGTACGACTTGGCGTTACGATGACGACCGGAACCGAACTTGTCTTCGGTGTTGGTTCAGCACGAAACGACACGACCGACAGCGTTGCAGCAAACGCATGGTTCAAGATGGTCGGAGCAAACTCGACAACTCTCGTTTACCTTGAAACAGACGACGGAGTTCGAGACAACGACGACATTTCGTCAGGGCAATCACTCGGAACCACGTTCAAAAAGTTCTTCATCGACTTCAGCAACAAGCGAGACGTAAAGTTCTTTATCGACGGAATCCGCGTTGCTGCTGCGACCACGTTCGACATGAGCGGTTATAGCTCTGGTCTTCAGCCGATGGTTCAGCTTCAAAAGGCCGCAAACACCAACGTGAACTCGGTTATTTTGGATTACGTGAAGATTAACGCACGACGTAGCTAGCCATGACATTGCACGACACGATCAAAGCAGACGCTGAGACTGTGTTCTGCAACGTTAGCGATTTCGCGGAGGTGGTAATCTACTACCCTCGGGAAGGTGATGCACGTGATATTGATGCAGTCGTTGTACGGCAAGCCTTGTCGCTACCGAACGAATACAGTGACTCAATCACACCAGTTTTTGAAGTCCACGTTGCCAATAACTCGGAGCGTGGAATTACCTCCGAGGAACTCAACCTCGGAGGAGACAGCCTTTTCTTTGCGGTTCGTGTTGGAGAGGAATCTTCTATGCGATCCATCACGCAACTGTTAGATCACGACGAAGGAATGTTGGTGCTCGAATGTCGGTAGGTGAGCTTCCAGTTGTTGAAAAGATTGCAAGGGAGTTGCTTCGTCGGCTTCGCTTGCTTCTTGGCAACGGAACCTACA